AGGTATCGCCACGACTGCTGTCACCATTCAGTACTTTAAGTAGGAGAGAACAATGCCAAAAGGTAAAACTTTATACCCTGATCCGTGTGCAGCACCGGGCAAGCCAAAGACAGACGGCGGCGGCTCAACAGGTAAGCGGGCCAAGTTCAAGGGTGGCGCAGAGACGCCGATGACTAAAAACGAAGGAAGGCCGCGTGATAAAGGCGTCAACCGATAGCAGCTCATGGCGGAGAAACCGGAAGACATCGCAGTCGCCGAGGCGAACTGGGTAGCTTATCAGCGTGCTAGAGATTCGGGCCATGATGAATGGTTGGAAAGTGCTAAGCGCTGCGATAATTTCTACCTTGGTGAGCAGTGGGAACAGAAGGATCGTGACAAATTAGAGGCCGAAGGTCGGCCTGTGCTCACGATCAACGAAGTTCTGAAGGTCGTCAACGCGTTTCTTGGCAAACAGTCGACGCAGCGCGCAGATCTGAGCTTTAAGCCGCGACGTGATGCCAATGTCGAGATGGCGAAGGTGCTCAGTGAACTTATTGAGCAGATCCTGGACAACAACAAGTACGAATTCCTGGAAAAAGAGGTATTCGAGGACGGCATCGTTATCGATCGCGGCTATTTCGACTTCCGGCTGGGCTTCAAAGACAACATCATGGGGGACATCAAGGCAATAGTGCTTGATCCCTACGAAGTACTACCCGACCCCGACGCCAAGAGCTACGATCCTGAGAACTGGAACAGCGTTATTACCACTCGCTGGATGACGCTCGACGATATCGAAGCACACTACGGTAAAGAAAAGCGTGACGCGATTAGTAGCTCTTCGCAGGCGTACGAAACGTTTGGCGAGGACTCCATCCGCTACGACGGTACGCGTACCTTCGGCGACGACGCCACAACGCCACTGCAGACTACTGACTACGACGCGGACAAGACTATTCGCTCGGTGCGCGTCATAGAACGGCAGTTCAGACGCCTCGCACCGATCAGATTCTTCGTCGACAACACGGTCGGCGACATGAAGCGCATACCAGACGACCTGGACAACAAAACAGCGGAAAAGATCGCCAAAAAGGCCGGGCTGTCGATCCTCAAGCGTGTCGGCAAGCGGGTTCGCTGGGTAACCACCGTCGATCGCACTGTTATGCACGATAGCTGGAGCCCGTACCAGTCATTCACCGTTATTCCGTACTTCCCGTTCTTCCGTAAAGGCAAGACTTCGGGCGTAGTACGGCAGTTGTTGTCGCCGCAGGAGCAGTTCAACAAGATTGAAAGTCAGATGCTGCACATCGTCAACACTACGGCCAACTCCGGCTGGATCGCTGACGAGGGCTCGCTGGCGAACATGACTACTGAAGAACTTGAAGAGCGCGGCGCTGAGACCGGTCTGGTCATGGTCGTCAAGCGCGGCTCCGAGCGACCCGAGAAAATTACTCCGAACAGCGTGCCGACAGGACTTGATCGTCTTGCTTCGCGTGCCCAGGCCAATATCCCTGGTATCGCGGGCATCGAGGGGCTGGTTGGCGAGCCGACGCGGGAGGTTTCCGGCGTAGCACTGAACGAATTGGCTAATCGTGGCCAGTTACAGGTGGATGTGCCGTTTGATTCGTTGAAACGCACCCGTGGCTTGGTTGCCAGGAAGGTGCTGGAGCTGGTGCAGGACTTTTACACGGAGACCCGCGTGCTACGTGTCGCGGTAGGTAATGGCTTTGATGAGCAGGACGAAGAAATGATGATCAACGGCCTTAATACCGCTGGTCAGATCATCAACGACGTCACCATTGGTGAGTACGACATAGTCGTCGGCACCAAGCCTGCGCGTGACAACTACGAGGATGCGCAGTTTGCTAACGCATTGCAGATGCGCGAGGCCGGTGTGATGGTGCCTGACGACGTTGTTATTCGGCACTCACAGCTGGATAACAAGCATCAGATCGCAGCGCGGGTCGCGCAGATACAAGGTGTCGCGCCACCGACCGAGGAAGAGATGGAGATCCAGGCGAAGCAGCAAGCACTGCAGATGCGTGCGCTGGAGCTTGAAATTGCGAAGATGGAGGCTGAGGTTGGTGAACTCCAGGCTCGAGCAGCGCAGCAGTTCGCCAAGGCACAGCAGCTTACAGGCGAAGCACAGCAGGCCGCGATGGAACTCGGCATGTCGACTCGCGAGCGAATGTTGGATCTGCAGGCGAAACTGCAGATGTTCTATGATAACCTTGAGAACAAGCTGCAATTAGCAGGAATCCACGCCCGTAACAAGCGCGAGACCGTGGCTATGTCAGAAGGTACTAAGCACTCGATTGCGGAGCTGAACCTCCTGGCCAAGCCCGCGCCAACGCAGGGCACACAGTAATGGAGAAACTCGCAGTGTTTACTGACGGCTTCATACACAACGAAGGCCGGTACATGCAGCCAGCGCTGGGCTTTGAATCTGACCCGCTCGATTCTACGCCTATGCTATCTGAGGACGAGCAGGAAGAGATTATAGTAAAGCAGAGGCAAGGTAATGACTGAAGACAAGAAACCACTGGAAGCCGCCGACCTGTTCATAGGCGGCGAAGATGATGATCTCTCGACTATGGAGTACATCCAGGACGAGACAACCACGACGAAAGTCGAAACGCAGCCTCCTGAGACTAAAGAAGAGGCTGACATGATTGCTGAGGTCGAAGCAGCTGAGCAGGAGGCTAAAGAAGACGATGCCGAAGAGACCAGTGAGGATGAAAAACCCGAGGACGAGAGTGGTGAAAGCACCAGCGAAGAAGTCGCCAGTGAAGAAGAGGACACTACGGAAAGTAGCGAGGAACCTGCGGAAGAAAGCGTCGAAGCGGTATTAGACGAACCAAAGATTCCTAAAGAGCGGTTTGACGAAGTAAACGATCGTATGAAAGCCGCTGAAGCAGATAACGCGACGCTGAGATCTCAGCTCGAATCAGCTGTTGAGGAGAAAGATGAACCAGAGCCGGAACCCTACGATTACAAGGCCAAAGAAAAAGAGGCTATGGATGCACTGCTGGAGGGCGATTCGGACAAATACTCTGCTATTAACGACGAAATACGAACAGCGGAGAAGGCGGAGTACTTACGTGAGGCTGAGAAGCTCGCCGCCCGAGGTGATCAACACCTCCAGGAAACAATTACCTTCGAAGAAGCAGGTGCGAAGATCGAAGCTGAGTTTCCGCAATTTAGCCAGGACGACGAGAATTACAATAAAGAGGCTCGCGAGGAATTGATGGATTTGTACGTTGGCTATGCGCAGTCCGGCGTTTATACGCGCGTACAGGCGCTGCAACGCGCTGCCGCGAAATCCGCGAAAATGTACGGTTTGGCGGTCGAGGTTGAGGACGTGCCGGATAACGTCGTGGACATTAAAAAGCCTGACGTGAAGAAAAAGGCAGCAGTCGACAATGCACAGCCACCAGTGATGGAGAGCAACTCCGAGGTCAGGGAAGAGGCTAAAATCGATTTCACTTCGATGTCTGACGAGGAGTTCGATGCATTACCGGAGTCTACCAAGATGCGCTCGCGCGGCGATATTTTGTAACTCCCCCGACAAGGGTTTTCGTAGAATAGGAAGGCGAGGCTTGAAGCCCCGCCTTTTTTATGGGTACAGTTCAGATTCGCGACCAAGCCGTGTTAGAGCTTGGCCCATCGGCAGGGACATGCTGTTACTCGGTTACGTAGTCCGACAACTACAAAATTCTCTGAAACCTTTACTGGAGCTTTACTAATGGCGCTTACAAATTTCACAGCCCTAACCACACAGGAAAAGACCGTATGGTCTCGTGACCTGTGGGCAGCGGCTAGGAACGCGTCGTTTGCAATGCGGTTCACCGGAAAGGGTCCCAACAGCATGATTCAGCGGATTACCGAACTCACCAAGAGTGAGAAGGGCGATCGAGCTGTATTGACGCTTGTTGCGGATCTCGAAGGGGATGGTGTTACAGGCGATTACACGATGGAAAACAACGAAGAGGCCATCAAGGCTTACGACGAGGTCATCACCATTGACCAGCTGCGTAACGCTAACCGTCTCGCTGGTCGCATGGCTGATCAGAAGTCCGTCGTTAACTTCCGAGGTACTTCCAAGGATATTTTGGCTTATTGGTTGGCGGACCGCATCGATCAGATGTGTTTCAACACCCTGGCCGGTATCGCGTATACGTACACTAACAATGGCGTACTGCGTGCGGTTAACCCCGCTGGACGTAACCTCAACGACCTGGCGTTTGCCAGTGATGTCTCTTCCCCGTCAGTAACGCGGTGGCGGCAATGGGACGCTACCAATGGCCTCTCTACCGGTGATAACACTGCGATTGTTGCAGATGATACGCCGTCTTGGGAAATGTTGGTAGAAACCAAGGCACTCATGAAAGATCAGTATATCCGGGGCATAAAAGGTCCTGGCGGCGCTGAGTACTATCATGTGTTCATGACACCACAAGGTATTGCCAAGTTGAAACAGGACTCGACGTTCCTGGCTAACTTGCAGAATGCAGGGCCTCGTGGCGAAGCCAACCCACTGTTCAGTGGCAGCATGCTGACTCAGGATGGTCTCATCATCCACGAGTTCCGGCATGTTCCGTCCTCAGCAACCTGGGGTTCGGGTGCAGTGTCTGGTCAAGCAGTTCTGTTCTGCGGTGCGCAAGCACTTGGCATGGCAGACATCGGACTCCCGTATTGGGACGAAGAGACGTTTGACTACGGTAACCAGCATGGCGTGTCGATCTGTAAGATCTTCGGCCTGTTGAAACCTACGTTCAAGAGCATCTACAGCGGCACAAGTGTCGTTGAAGACTTTGGTGTGTTGCGCGTAGACACGGCTATTTAAGGCAGTTAGTCTCCCCCCGCCTTTTGGCGGGGGTTTTTTACGCAAAGGTGTTATCATGGAATTAATGAAGATAGAACGACCTAAAGCAGCAGCGTTTACGGCAGCTGTAGCCACGCGCATCGTGGACCCAGCCGGTACTATGTGCGCTAATTTTGAAGCTGGAGAAACGCGGACCATCCCTCAGGTGCTGTTTGACGAGGCGCTTACCCACGGTTTGATGCCAGTGGAGCCCCTGGATCTTGCACCTGTACCTGAGCCAATGCCTGAGCCAGGTAAAGAAGCGGAGGACGTGGTTGCCGATGGTTTGGTAGAGGCGTGTAAAACGCTGATA